AATAATGCCAATACCTAAACCAACACCAGACGAGAAGCGCGAGGACTTTATGGCTCGATGCATGTCCGACTCTAAAATGTTAAACGAATACAAAGATGCCGCCCAGCGTTACGCTATCTGCATTACCTCATACAAAGAAAGCAAACCATGAACAGCACCCTCACCCCTCTTGGCCAGATCAAGGCAAACCCAAACAACCCGAGAACCATCAAGGACGTCAAGTTCAAGAAGCTCGTCGAATCAATCCGGACCTTTCCAAAGATGCTGGAGCTCCGTCCTATCGTCGTCAATGATGACATGGTGGTCCTCGGAGGCAACATGCGTCTCAAGGCATGCAAGGAGGCAGGTATCAAGGAGGTGCCGGTGATCAAGGCCAGCGACCTTTCGGAGGAGGAGCAGCGCCAGTTCATCATTAAAGACAATGTCGGCTTTGGAGACTGGGACTGGGAGATGCTCGCAAACGAATGGGATGTCTCTGAATTGGATGAGTGGGGGATGGACCTGCCCAAGGACATGTTTTTAACTGATGACGAGGTGCACGAGGATGAGGTTCCCGAGATGCCTGAGGAGCCAATCACCAAGCCCGGCGACCTTTGGATATTGGGAAGCCATCGTCTCCTTTGCGGTGATTCCACAAACACCCAGCATGTCGATCGCCTCATGAATAAAGAGCAAGCGGACATGATCTTCACGGATCCACCTTGGAATGTTAACTACGGAGCTCAAAAGAGCAATGGCATCTGGGGCAAGCAGCAGAGGACCATTCTCAATGACCACATGGATGATGACAAGTGGGATGAGTTCGTCGCAGGATTTTGTGCCAGCTTCTTTATTGCCTCCAAGCCCGGTGCACCTATCTACGTAGTGATGTCAGCGCAGGAGTGGCCATCGCTTCAAACCAATCTTATTAATTCTGGTTTCCACTGGTCTTCGACTATCATTTGGAAAAAGGACAGTCTGGTCATCTCTCGCAAAGACTACCACACCCAATACGAACCGATTTGGTATGGTTGGAATGATAAAGCCGCTCGCCTAGTTCAAGTGGAGGACCGCAAGCAGTCTGATGTATGGGAGGTGGCTCGCCCCAAGGTTTCAGAGCTGCATCCAACCACCAAGCCCATCGAGTTGATTGCACGAGCCTTGAACAACTCCTCCAAAGCAGGAAACCTCGTTCTTGACCTGTTTGGCGGTTCCGGCTCAACCATGATAGCCTGTGAACAGACGGGTCGCAAGAATTGCAGCATGGAGTTGGATCCTAAGTACTGCGACGTCATAGTTAAGCGCTGGGAGAACCTCACGGGCCAGAAAGCCGTCCTCGAAAAATAGTGTCGATTTTACTTGCGACATTGGGAAAGAGATGCCATTTTTGGTCTATATATAAATAGTGTGCACAATGAGAACGAAACAGGAGATTCGACATTTGCTTTCACAGGTACACGTCGGCACCTTCACCAAAACAGACGCAGACATATACTTTGACACAGCAAAAGGTACTTTCTACGTTTCAGTGATTGACGGTGCCGGGAACAGGAAAAACCCGATGAAGGATGTCCGCACCATAGATGACCTTCTCCAGAAGTATCGTAACCAGTGGCAGTGGACACCTCAAGGGAAAAAATTCTTTGCAGACGAAATATAAAATCACAATATGAAAACGAGGAAAGAAATAGTAGCGCTTCTTAGTCAACAAGTTAATCTTGCCGACACAAAGGCAAACTTTGATGCGACAATGAAAAGCATCGACACGACCTACAAGGCAATACAAGCAAAGTTGAAGAAGTTGGAGAGCAGCTTCAATCGAGATCCAGAACCGGATGGTTACGTCAGAGAAATTAACAACGTGCTTGAATCACTGAAAGATATTAATAGCTCACTATAATGAAAACAAAAAAAGAACTTGTCACAATGCTCAGCGAGCAGGTCAAAGAGGTTAATTTGGCTTTATCAAATCCTGCCGTCAATAATTTTGACGCAATGAAAGCAGCGGTAAACTATTTTAGAACAGAGGCGACAAGAGCAAAGGATGACAAAGCCTTAGATTTAATTAAAAAAATAGAAGACTCAAATTTAAAACTTCGTAAATATCTCGAAAAAAATTAGCCAGCACTAAATAAACAACACCATGAAAAACACAAACCCAGTCGCCGCAAAGATCGCGGAGCACATCAAAGAAATCAATCTCGCCAATGCAGAAGTCAACTTGGCTGCAGACTACAAAAAAGCAAAAAAAATCGGAATCGATATTTACAGCAAAATTGTCGATCTGAAGGGAATCGCATCTAAAGGTGAAGATAAGCAGATGGAAACACTTCTAAGAGAATTTGATAAAGCGCTATCAAAAGTGCAGCAGTATATTGACTCAAAACAATAAAACCATGAGGTCGAAAAAAGAACTTGCACAGCTCTTAGGTAGAAACGAACAGAACCTACCTGCTGCTCCCGGCTTTCGTAAACAGGAGTCCGGCAAGTATTCTATCGGAGTCTTTAAGGATGCAGACAACGTTTATTTTACCCTTAAAAATGGAGCGGGATGGGACAAACCAAGTGGAGACGATAACTTTACACTTTGGATTAGTGACGGGAGAACGCGCAGTCGATCTGAAAAAATAACTTTCACCGACAGCAGCCAAGTGTCAAGTTTTGCTAAAAAGCTGTACGACATCGCTAAGAAAAAAGGCGTGCAGCAAAATCAGACCGCAGCCGATTACGAAAAGGTCCTCAAGATGTGGTTGAAGGCAAAAAGAGATGTCCAGTACGGAGGTGGTCCTAACGAGTACGATTAAGAATAATTAATGGCAAGAGTCCTGTCCGACAATTCGGCAACTAAAAAGACGATGCTCGAGAACCTCGAAAAGGCTCTCGGCGTCGTTACTGTTGCTGCTCATAACACAGGCATCCACCGGGACACGCATTACAACTGGATGCAAACCGACGAGGAGTATAAAGCCAAGGTCTCCTCTCTTAAGGAGGTCACCATCGACTTTGCAGAGGCCCAACTGCACAAATTAATCAAAGAGGGTAACGTCGCCGCGACAATCTTTTTCCTAAAAACCCAAGGCAAGAACCGAGGTTATATAGAGCGGCAGGAAATCACCGGTACAGATGGAGCTCCGATCATTGAGATTATCGGGAACATCTAAACCAAAAAAGTCAATTTAATAGATGAGAGTCGAGATACCAAAAACACTGGACGACGTCACGCTCCGGACTTATATCGCATACATGAACGCGAAGACTGAGTCCGAGCGCATCAGTGCTTATACCGGAATCAAGAAGACCGTAGTGGAGAACTGGAACTACGAAGCGATCAACAAGACACTGGAATTGATCGAGAGGAGTGTTTCCGAGTGCACGCCAATTCATGTGCCGACCTTCAGGCTTGACGGTCAGTTGTTTGGATTCATTCCGGACATGGACCTCATCACAATGAGGGAGCACGTCGATGCGGAGGCATGGGCAGGTGAGATATGGAAGGGCACGACAGTCAACTGGAGCTACATGCCACAGCTTATGGCGGTGCTCTTCCGACCTGTCATCGCACAACTGGGAGAGCAGTACGAGATAAAGAAGTACACAATGGAAGAGGCGAAGCGCTACGTCGAGACGATGAAGGGAATGAGAATGAGCCAAGTGCAAGGGGCACTGGTTTTTTTTTCGACTATCGCTCGCGACTGCGTGACAAGTACTCTCGAGGATCAGCTGACGGAGGCGATGAAGGAGATGACGGCGAAATAGACTTAACCCCAGACGGCCTTGACCGGTACGGGTGGTTGCACATCCTTGAGATCTTAAGCTCCAACGATGTGACAAAGTTTGACGCAGTACTCGACCGGAACATATATGAGATTTATACGCACCTCAGCTATATGCGAGACTTTAACGCCGAGAAGCTGAGAATGCTCAAACGAATAAAGAAAGGCCATGTTTAATAACATCAGTTACAACGTCGTCGTCGAGCGCTTCAAGGTGTTTGCAGACGGCCACTTCCTTATCAAACGATTCACTCACGGGCAGGTTGACCAGACCGACCTCGATAAGGACCAGCTCTTTCCCTGGATGCACGTAGCACCGGTGGAGGTTCGCGCAGCGGCAGGAGCTCGCGTGTTCACCTTTGATGTGATCTTTGCGGACATACCAAGGGACAAAGAAGACAAGACCGACTATCAGAAGGAATCAATTAGCGACTGCATCCGGTTGGCCGAGGACTTGCTTAGCGAGATCCAGAACGGCCAGACAGTCTTCGGCGATCTTGTGGAGGTGGATGGCGAGAGCAGCATCACTCCTTTTATTGAGGAGTGGACTCACACCCTAAGCGGGTGCACTTTGGCTTTAACTATATCTGTTCCAAACAACTACTCCGCGTGTGATATACCTGCGGACTGGGCGATTGGTGGTGGTGGTTCTGGCACACCGCCTTCTCCTTTACCATCCCTTGTGCTTCGGGTCAATAACGTCGACAACACGGTGCAGAACGTCCTCGACCTTGTCAACGGCACGAACATCACTATCGAAGACCTCGGAGACGGCAGGGTCCGTATCAATTCGTCAGGAGGTGGCGGTGGGTCAGTAGCATGGGGAGCCATCACGGGCACCCTATCGAGTCAAGTCGACCTCCAGAATGCTCTCAACTTGAAAGCTGACATCTTAAGTCTGGGAGCGGTAGCCTTCTCAAACGACTATGATGACCTCGACAACAAGCCAACGATACCGGACGCGACTACTTTTGTCCCTTATACTGGAGCCACTGCAAGCGTAGATCTGGGCGTGCATTCCTTAAAGGCTAACGATGGCACAACTAACACGGAGGTGAATGCTAGTTTCTTTGGAGTGCAGAACGCAGCAAGCACGAAGTACTCTGTCCTAACCGAGTCAGGCATTACTGTCACCGACGTCGCAGCGAGTAACGTGATGAACTTGAACGCTGGAGGTCTGACCTTCCCTGACACGACAACTCAGTACACGGCAGCTGTGAACGCGGACTGGAACGCAACAAGCGGACTAGCTGAGATACTTAATAAACCCACGATTCCAGCAGCGCAAATACAATCAGATTGGACACAAACCAATAACGCAGCGCTCGACTTTATCAAGAACAAACCGACGTTACCCGGCACGATAGGCGACATGCTCAAGAGCGTCTATGACACCGACAACGACGGCATCGTAGATTTTGCTGAAGCACTCAAGACCGAGGTACGCAACTCAACCGGAGCGACCTTGCACAAAGGTCACATCGTTCGTTTGAGTGGCAGCACAGGAAACCTTCCAAATGCAGTCTACGCTCAAGCCAATAACGACGCAAACAGTGCTCAGACCTTTGGAGTTGTATACCAAGACATCTCAAACAACAGTGATGGTTTTGTTATAACGCTGGGACAGATTAATACGCTCGACACCCGGAGCACTGCACCAAATGCCTTCACATCGGACACGCTGATTGATGGCGATGTTATTTACCTCTCGGCTACTACACCCGGTCACATTACCAATATCAAACCAAGCGCACCTCAACATATCGTTTACGTGGGCATGGTGGTACGGACATCACCGACAAACGGTACAATCCAGTATCGGATCCAGAACGGTTACGAGCTTGACGAAATCCACAACGTGGTTGCTTTGTCGCCAGTCAATAATGATTATTTATATTATGATGGGTCGACTTCGCTTTATCGTTTGCGTCAACTCACCGCTTCACTGATAACCGATTCGACGACGGTGGGTCAGAGCCTTATGAAGCTCACCAACCCATCAGCGATTCGATACCTGCGAGTCAATGCCGACAATACCGTGACGGCTATCTCGGCGGCTACGCTTAAGAGCGAACTTGGCTTGTTACGTGGTGTGCAAGCAACAACCCTTACGAACAGCAACACAATCGCGAGCACGAATATCACGGGCTGCATACTTGCACTTGATGCAAATAGTACTTATATAGGTAGAATGGTTGTATCAACAGGATATCCTAGCACTAATGGTTTTCCATTTTGGTTTACATTCCCAGCAGGGGCAACAATGAACGTTGGGCAACTATCGAGTACTACAGTTTCGGGTCAATTTATGCAATGGCAAGCAGTAACAAGCGGAACGGCATTAACCAACCGTTTGAATCAGGCTAATACACAAATCGGTTTAGCTACTATTGAGATATTTATCAGTACTGGCGCGACTAGTGGTAATTTGACACCTGTGTTCAGTACATTCTCAAACGGAACAACAGCAACCGTGTACGGTAACGCAACATTCATTCAACTTGAAAAAATATAATCATGAGAGATATACAACCCCTTGATATATGGAGTAACGGAGAAACCAAGACTGCCGTATGCCTTCGATTATATATCAGCTACGACGACCTTGAAAGTCGTGCTGTCTTCCAGTATGCACTTTGTGACTTGGAGGACCGTACTATTTATGAAGGTCAGGTGCTGGTTGATGGCCAGACCTACGTTGATTGGGGAGCCAGTGGAGACTCAAACAGTGAGGCTTATACCATTGCGGCTACACAACTTAACTTGACCATAATCTAATGTCAAGGCCGGTTGAATATCAACAACTCTATGACCTGCTCGACGACTTTGGGAGGGGGGTGATAGAGAATGCCGTCTCCAATATACGCATCATTCGAAAGATAGGTGGCAAGAACAGAAGACGCAATGCCAGTGGCACGCTTGCAAAGAACCTTAGATTTGACCGGAAGCTCACGGGCCGCAGTTCATATTTATATTTCTACGCAGGAGGAGAAGCTGAGAAATACGGCGACTTTATCGAGCAGGGTGTTAACGGTACCCAGAAGGCTTGGGGTAGCCCTTATTCCTTCCGAGGCGGCAAGATACCCATCAGTCCGATTCTCAAATGGATCAAGGTCAAAGGAATCAAGCCTCGCAATGTCGACGACGAGAATCGCATGAAGCGCTCGCAGTTCACCTCAGCCGAACGAGAGAGCAAGAAGACCGGGAAGGAGATCACTATGGAGAAACTCTACCTCCGAATGGCGGCTCGCATGGCTAAGAGCATTAGCAAGAAGGGCATCGAGCCAATCTTCTACTTCCGAGATGCCATCGAGACTGAGCTGGACAAGCGTGACGATGACTTCCTCGATGCTCTTGAGAAAGCCATCAGCATTCGACTTGAGACTGCATTTGATATAAAGAAAAAATTTAGAACTTAAGACATGGCAATCACTATCAATGACCAGCCGTACGCATTTAGCCCGAGAGGGCAGCGTCTGCTCTTTTATGTGACAAGCACCGAAACTGCACAGCCGGGTTTTCGCTTGAGTGCGGAGGTGCAGGTTGCATCCAGTGGTGAGACTTATAACTTCATCTTAAGCGTTGATCCTTATGGAGGAGTCATCTACGACCTTGGGAGTCTGGTCAACCTTCAGAATTATGAGGGCAATCCAGATGTCCATTCGGAGGTGGGAGAGAATGCCGAACCACAGGGTGACGGTTGGGAAACCTACACCGTTATATTTGAGGAGATGTGGATTGTTGGTGGGGTGCTTACTCCTTCCGGCTCACCGTCTGACCCTGTCGAAATCGTAGTGGTTAATGGTTACTATCAGATGAAGGACGGCTATAAGCCGAATGCTAACCTCGGCAATATCAATGTAAAGTATGCACTCTCCTCGGCAGCAAACTCTCGTGCAATGAGTGATCGCTTTGCCGAAACTCATAACTGGATTAAGCTGCGATCTGCTTATGTAGGGGCTCCTATACCGGGCAGCATATACATCCCAGTTCGCGAGGCAGACTATGGTCAGCTATTTGTGCCGGGCTCAAACCTGTATCTCGCATCAAACGCTCTGGATAAATGGAGGGTGACTCTTTATGATAGTGCTGGCACGGCTCACACATGGACCAGTGGATCTTTGACAGGATACACTGTAACTTCTCTTGGAGCTTACCCAGCAAACTTGAACGATGACCCTACCGTGACCGAGAAGCCAGAAGATTACCCCGGCTGGAGATATTATATTGTGAGCTTGCTCAATGCATCCAACAGCACAATTGCGGCTCGCTATGTCTTTTATAACACGGAGGAGTGGGGACAGTGGGACTGTCGATATACACCTGTTCGCCTTGGCTGGGTCAACTCAAGAGCTGGATGGGATTACTTCAACTTCATCAAGAAGAATGAGATTACTGATTCTATTGAACGCAAACAGTACAAGCGAACCAGATGGAGAGGTGCAGACCCGTTTTATTTATCCAGCGACCGGGTGCTTACTGATCGCGAAAACATCGTGACTCAATCGCTGAGTGTGACATCGGACTGGATGCAGGAGAACGAGTACGTCTTCCTGCGTGGGCTTTTGGTTTCAAATCAAGTTCACATTATAAATGATGACGGTACATTTACGCCGTGCAGTGTGGAGGACACCAGCTTTCTGGAACGCCGTGAGCGCAATGGCAAACTGTACAATATCCAATTGCAGATTAAATATTCTCAAGATTACTGGACATGAACGCAGAGGTAGAATTAATAGTTAAGACCGGTGTTGCCCAATGGTACACCAGCGGACTTACCGGAATCAATACAACGCTTCAGAAGATATATTTGGACGCGACTGCGGCTCCTTGGCTCGGCGTTGATTTATATCAGCAACTCATCGACGAGAATCTGGACGTGCAGGTCTATGACTCAGGAAACAATCTACTCCAGACCGTTACAATCAGCGCGGGAAGTATATTTGAAACCAGCGGGACACTTTCGTACTTAAGCCTCACTCCGGAAGCGATAGCCACTGGAACATATTTCATGTTTGTTATTGGTCAAGACTCCTCAACTGTGCTTGAGCTTTATCTTAATGAGACCATCTCTCAGAACTGGCGGTTCTCGGATCTTCAGACCTTTGATGCGCTCGGATCATTCTCAAGGCAGTTTAGAATCCCGGCAACAAATAATAACTGCAAAGCCATCGGATATCTTAACGACGTGAATTTCAATGGCGACATTGATTATTTGCAAACGAAACTACCTGCCGAAATCAGGGTGCAGACTCTTCCTATCGCTGCTGGTTATATTCGGGTCATGAGTGTTATAACTCAGGCAGCCAAGCTCGCAGACTTTGAGGTTACCTTTTATGCCGAGAGCCCAGACCTGTTCACCAAGGTGGCAGGAAAGAAGCTTAAAGATATTGAAGCTCTGCAAAGTTTAAATGTGCCTCTTGATTATAATGAAGTAGTCGGAGCCAGCGGTTACCCATACCTATATTCACTCAGTGACTATGGCCAGAAGTGGGACCAGACTGGTACGGTTGGATCACGCAGTATTTATACCACATCAATATTTGGAGCACCCCGAGCTGGCGACTTGACCCCGTCACTGAACTGGCAGTGGATATTTCAACAGATAATGAGTGAGGCTGGTTTCACGTATACCGGAACCATTCTGGATAATGCTCTGTTTAAATACTACGCTCCTTGGCTCAACGCAAAGAACATTAAATATGTCGATAGCGTCCAGAGTTATGCTTTCAAGATATACAATAATGCGCCCATCTCGATGGCGGTTAACACTCAATACTCTTGGGCATCGACAGCTGAGACCTTTGACAATGGATCCACTGTGGTTGGTAATACCTTCACGGCTCCAATAACAGGTGTTTACACTTTTCGTTATTGGTATACTTTCACAAGTCCATCTCAACCGACCGGGATTAACTTCAGGTTCTTTTTCCAAAATGTAACCACTGGCGCTTTGGTGCAAATCAATGAGACGGTGATTGTTGCGGGGACAAATAACTGGGACTCAACTAATCAAGCTCCACCTTTTTTCCTTTCAGCTGGAGATCAATTTCGTGTTGTATACATAGCGGTCAGCGCTGGTGTCGTTCTCAAGGATGGAGTCAGTTACACTACCGGAACAGGTCTGGAGCTTATCGATATTGACTTCATGGACGGAGCGACCATCGATTGGGCAGGAAACGCACCGGATGTAACTCAAAGTGATTTTTTGAGGGACGTTTTAAATATGCACTGCTGTGTTATTGTACCGGACCGCATCGAGCCTAACAAATTAATCATTTCACCAATTTCAGATTATGTAGAAACTGGTGCTGATCGTGACTGGAGTAAAAAACTGGATGTCTCCAAAGACATCGTTTTGACCAACACCAGTGATTATCAAAACAAAAGATTGACCTTTACCTATAGTGAAGGCGAAGATTACTTTTCTGGGATTTACAAAAAACTGGGTCGCATCTACGGTGATTACAAAATTGAAAACTACACAGTCAGCGAGACAGATGTTCCAAATGACTTTGCAAGTGATAGCGAACAGAAAATTGAACTGGTGACTCAATCAACGCCCAGCAATTATATTAAAGGCACCAGTGTTGTCATACCCAAGTTTGTGGATGAGGAGGGTAACTTTATCAGTCCTAAACTGCGGTGCTTGTTTCATGCGGGTGATTTCCAGATGACTTTATTTGATTTCAGTACAAGCCTTCCAGACACAAGTTATGTTGTACCGGTGCTAAATCACTATGAGTTGATTCAACCATTGTTTACTTCGCTTGATTTGAACTGGGCTCCTGAGGTGCCTCTTTATATTCAAGGTATTAATCCGGTGAACAACCTCTTCAACGTCTACTGGAGGGAGTATCTCAATCAGCTCTACTCCCCTAACGCTCGTATCATGGAGGCTTACTTCGCTCTTGATTTAACCGACATCCTTAACTTCACTTTTGCTGATCGCATCTGGGTAGTTAATGCTTGGTGGAGAATTCTGGAAATCAGTGACTATAAGATTGGCAGTGGTGAAGTCACAAAGGTCGTGCTCTTAAAACTAATCGATGCGGTTCCAGAAACTACAGCAATACCGGATGGAGCTGATGCTGGAGGTGTCATCGAGTTTGTTGACGGAGCTGGAGATCCAGTATCTGGAACACAGGACGCATGCGAGCGTTACGGTTACACTTGGGATCCTGTGACTCAGTCCTGTTACGCCTTCACCTCGCAACCTCAAAACACCAGCTCCGCTGTAACCAGCAAAGCTACAGGTCGAAGTACAAACGAGGTGAAGAACGCATCGAACACGATTGTCATGACCGACAAGCTCGACAATGATACGACCAATGTCTACACGCTGGCTGTGGGTACCGACATCACGCTTGCGGCTGACAATACCTCAAGCTTTGCGGTTGGTGAAAAATTAACTCAGGACGGCAGTGGTGGTGTGGCTATGTTAGGCAAGAACGTCTACACTGAGAACTCAGGAATACATATGGGCGGTGGCTATCGTGACGGCGATTCTACTAATAATGAATCAGGCTGGGCACAGAGCGGGACTATTATATTACACCGTCGTCACACTTTCACGGCACATGCTGAAACTACTGAGCTCTTTATCAATGGTATCTCAGGAGCTCGCATATCAATACCAGATGAGTCACTATGGAGCACTATTATAAATGTGACTGCTGTCGATACTTCCGGCACTTATTATTATACAGCACAATTGAATTATGGCATAATGATATCAGGAGGACTTGCGTATAGTCAAGGAGTTGATATTATGCTTGAGCAAGGATCAACGGGTTCTTATACTTTCGGTTTTGGAATAGATCCGGATCCACTAGGCATGAAAATAAGATTCAAAATATTGGGCTCGACCTTCCCTATCACTCTCGTATTGACTGCATCAGTATTATATCAACAATCCAGAATATCATGAACACTAACCACGATACAATCACTCCGCTCCTTCATTTGATCAAGGCCGGATATAAGACCAATACCGGAGAGCGTCACCTCAAAGGTCGACGTCTGGCTCTATTCTACTTGACCAAGTGGAGTATTGCCATTAGTATTTGGGCGCTGCTTTCTTTTATCACTTACCTCATAATCACATAAGATGTCAAAAAAATATATAATAGAACTTGAAACCAAAGCGGATGGTACCATTGGCACTCTGAATGATGTAGCCAAGGGTCTCGAATCGGTGGCAAATGCTGAAAAGAAGGTCGCAGATAATACCGAGGACGTCACGGTTCAGCTCGCCAAGTTACGCGAGCAGTTACAGAACACAGATGTCAAGAGCGACCAGTATAAGGAGCTCACTGAGCAATATAAAAAGCTCGGTGGTAGTCTTGACGACCTTATACCTAAGACAACAAACCTAAAGCAAGAGCAGCGAGAACTTCGAAAAGCACTGCAAGCAGGACAAGAAGCGCTCGGGACCGAGAAGTATACACAGCTTACGCGGCGACTCGGAGAGGTCAATGATCAGTTGAAGGACATCGCGGAGAGTGCGGGTCAAAACGCAGGACCGCCTTTAGAGAACCTTCAACGCATCAGCGGTGGACTTGCAGATAGATTGTCAACACTTGATTTTGAAGGACTCAATCAAGACATTCTGAATATTGCCGGAAACGTCAAGAGCTTCTCGTTTAAAGGGATTATTGATGGAGTCAAAGGTCTTGGCACTGCCTTCTCTGCTTTAGGAAAAGCTCTTCTTGCCAATCCTATATTCGCTATCGCTGCGGCAATTGCGGCCATTGGTGTAGCTATTGCAGCTTTTCTTTCGAGTCAGCAGGAAGCTATAGAGAAACAGAATGAAGCCATTGATAAAAACACAGAGCGCCGTAAAAATAACGAGCGTCTGGCTTTTGCTCAAGCAGAAGGTAACACTAAAAAATTAACCGAGCTCAGGCTACAATCAAATAAAAAAGATCTTGATGACACTCAGGCTAAAATTAATAACATACTTGGATATCAGAAGCGTTATGGGTACCTGACTGAGCAGCAGGAAAAAGATCTTGCTGACCTTCGTGATAAATACCGTCAACAAGAAATTGACCGGGAGCTCATTAAAATTGAAGCTATCAATGCACTGAATGCTCGCCGGATAACTTTACAGGAGGAGTTTGAACTTCGCAATCTTGATGATCGCCAACAGTCAGAGGCATTGTTAACTCGCGAGTATGTTAAGCAAGAAGAGGAGCTCCGGAAACTTGGTGGTACTGCGGAGGACTTCGATAAGCTCGGTGAAGTATTCGCCACAAAAATAAAGAAGCTTCGTGATGGTTTTGCCGATGCAGACAGGTCGGCATCAAGGTCAGCTGCTGAAAGCGCAAAGAGTAAACGCGAGGCAATCAAAGCTGAACAGGACGCAGTAAATGAAGCGATCAAGTCAGCACAGATTGAACTCGAAGCGAGCACAAAAAGCGCCCAGCAACGAGAGCTCGATGCGGTCGCTGCTAAATACACAGCACTCACGGATCAAGCAAAGAAAGCAAAGGTGGACACGGCCCAGATCGTCGAGCTACAAGCAAAGGAGGAGCAGGCTATTCGTGACCGCTATACCAAAGAAGAGCAGGCAGCGGCTGACACAATTAACAAGGAGCGCCTAGCTACAGCGCAAAGCATAGCTGAACAAGCACGGAAATCAGTGGCCGATCAAAAAGGGCTCGAGCTTGCTGAATTACTGAAAAAGTATGTGGAGGAGAAGGCTCTGCTTAAACAACAAGGAATCGATACAACTGCACTGACAGAACAGTACGAAAAGCAGCGAAAAGAGGTTGTTGATAAATATGCAGCCGAGGCAGCTAATAAAGAGAAGGATCGACAAGAAGCTGTACTCCAAGCACAGACTGCCGGGTTGAGTGCAAGACAACAGGCACTTGCATTTGAGCTGGCGAGCCTTAAGGCTGACTATGAAGCGCGCATTGCACTGGCTAAAAAGTACGGAGAGGATGTGACTGCTTTGGAAGAGGAGTACACTGATAAGCAAAAGCAAGCTCGGATTAAAGCAGCTTTAGATACTGTGACTGCATGGGCAGACGCAGCAGCAAATGCTATCGATGCATTGACTTCTTTAAACGAGGCAAAGAGCGTTGAACTTGCTGGCAAGCTGAGTGATCTTGACAAGGAAATTGAAAATGCTCGAACCGTCCAGCAAAGGAATGATTTAATTAAACGAAGAGCTGTCATTGAAGCTGAACAGCGTCGAGCGTTTGAAAAGAACAAAAAATTACAAATTGCAGCTGCAATTGTAAACACAGCGGCAGCAGCTGTCACTGCATTTGGATCACAGTTAATTGTGGGCGACCCGACCAGCTTTATTCGAGGTGGTATTGCCGCAGCAGCCGCAGCCGCAGCCGGAGCTTTGCAAATTGCCAAAATAAAGAACACGCAGTTTGAAGCCAGCACTCCTCCATCGAGCACTAATATACCTGAGCCAAGCTCTGGTTCTTCTGGAAATACAGAGGCAACTACTCCTGCCTTTAATCCATTAGCACTGGACTTTTTAAAGAACCGACCGGATCAGGAAATGCCTCGTGCTTATGTGCTTGCTGGTGATGTTCAGAAATCTACTGAGGCTCGTGAAAGAGTTGAGGAGCTTGCCCGACTTTAAATAAAAGAGCCGCTCACGTTTGAACGGCTCCCTCCATACCCTAAATGACTATCTTGCACTAGTCTTATAGTCGAGACTAATATATTACAAATAATAAAAAATAGACATGCAAAAGAAAAAAGTTATGAAGTGCGTCATTGACGACAACATGAAGCTCGGGGTGCAGGCGATAAGTTTAGTAGAGTTTCCAGCCATAGAGACCAATTGGGTAGCATTAAATGAGGTGAAGCTCTCAGCGGTAAGCGAGGACCGCCGGATGCTTTATGGCCCAGCACTAATACCTGAAAAGTACATCTTACGCATTGATCAACAGACAGGCGAAGAATACTACATCTACTTTGATAAAGACACAGTCTACAAGTGCGCTCACCAGTTCATGCTAAAAAACCTGCACCATAATCACACGCTGGAGCATGAGCATAAAGTTAATGGTTGCACTGTCGTGGAGACATGGTTAAAAGAAGATGAAAACGACAAGAGCACACATCTTGGCATTGATGTCCCGGTAGGCACTTGGCTTGTTGGGAGCTATGTACAAAACGACGACCTTTGGGAAGAGGTAAAACTCGGCAAGGTTAAAGGCTTCAGCATTGAAGGTATCTTTGACCACATGGTTGCAGAGCTCAGCAGTTCAACTGAGGACTTGTTTGTGAAGGCATTGATGAATGCTTTGAATGATCAGTAATAAGACTCTTCACCTGTTTCCAAGTTGAGCCATTTGCCAATACTCTCATTCTTGCCGGTGGCCGGTAGAAACTCCATGTAGGCTAGCAGACCTGCTGTCTCTTGAAGGCTTGGATTATAGGTGAGAACTTTATCAACGCTGTCGTACTCGTTAACGCTTCCAGCTTGCACCGTGATGGTGCTGTCGCCTTGACTGTTGACTGCAACCTCAAGAGTCGACCCGTATACGTTGTCGCTAATCATAACAGAGCGCGGTCCATTGTAGAGTCGGTACATTTGAATGAAGCCAGAGTACTTTTGCCCAAAGCTATTAATCAAAGATTGGTATGGTGTGGTGCGCGTGTCTTTGCCATTAATGTATACAGCACTCTTGGTCTTGCCATCAGCTTGACGATCGATATCCATTGCAATTGATGTGATGTGAGTGCTGGGGCTGACTTTCACAATATTAAAAGAAGTCCGGGTCTGGTAGATATACTGTTCAATAGTCATGTTGACGAGCTTCAAAAACTCAGCGCGACGGAGGCGACGCTTTGGAGTTATTGCAGCGCGTGATTGCCAAGAGATGCGAGGTTTGCCATCGGCTCCTTTCGTTATCACACGCGCAAAATATCCAACTCTGATGAGTGGGTCCTTCATATCTTCTGCTTTGCCTTGCACAGCTGTCTCGTATGGCTCCAGTTCAAAATCAACTACCGCTCCAGTGGCATTATGGGAGTAGGTCACCTTTGCCTCGCAATAATATACATTTTGTCCAGCCATACCACTCGGCGCTTCGTGTCTGATCCACTTGCTGGGATTCCGTAGTACATACCCTTGAGGGGTGTCACCGACTAGCGAGAACCCTCCGTTATAAAGGAGCATGTTTGCATAGTTCAGAGGATACATCCCAAAAGCGCTCACTGAATCCGGCTGTAGTTCGGCGACATAGTAGATCTTCATCGGTCCACTGCTGAAATCGCTCACCTCATATACGCGGTAGTTGCGCTGAGTTCTGGTTTGTATTTGGCCTTCGAATTGGGCCATCTCTTCGGGAAGCCCGAGAAGCTGAAGTGCATTGATTGTGCTCATGGTACTAAAGTAGTCACTTTTTTGCTACGATATCGGGAAAAGTTATGCACACGAGTCAATAGTTCAAACATTCATAAAAATGAAAGGAACAATCGCTCAAAAAGTACGCGACATCTTTCACCAGTTCAGCATCGATCCAAAGGACATCTTCCTCGAAGAGGAGGAGGTAGCTCTTGAGACCGAGGGCAAGCTAGCCGACGGTACTGTGATTTACACAAGTGCTGCCGAATGGACCAGTGGAGTTGACGTGTACACTAAAGATGAGAGTGGCACCGCTACGCCTTTGATGGCTGGCGAGTACGCTCTGGAAGACGGTCGCATGGTCATCATTGGCGAAGACTCTAAGATTACAGAAATCAAAGAAGTCGAAGTCGAAGAAGAGATGAGCTCGGCTGACTTGTTGCAAACTATCGAGAGCTTGAGCTCACGTGTTGCTGCGCTGGAAGGCCAGAACAACGAGTTGCTCAGCAGGCTCACGAAGTCTGAGGCTGATAACATCAGCAAGACTACTGAACTCAGCCGCGTTAAAACTGAACTCTCTGAGGTCAATTCAAGCGCAGCAGCTCCATCCGTAAAGGATAAGGCCGTGCAATTGGGCCGCGTTAAGCAGCCACAACCTGCAATCCCAACTAAACCTTTCGCTCGCATGTCGATGAAAGAGCGTATCGAATACAACCTTCAAAATTCAAAGTAAAATCATGGCAACTACTGTAAACAATTCAACTACGTATGCCGGTAAGTTCGCCGGTGAGTACATCAAGGCTGCGTTCTACGCCAACGAGACACTGCAACATGTGACCGTGAAGGAGAACATCGAATACAAACAAGTAGTGAAGCGCATTGCATCCAATGTGACCTTTGCTAATGCTACTTGTAACTTCACTCCAACTGGTGAGATTAACCTGACTGAGCGCATTCTTGAACTGAAGAAACTACAATTTCAAGAAGAGGTTTGCAAGAACACTTTTCTTGATAGCTGGGAGGCTAAGGATGTTCAGAATGGTACTCTTGGTACTAATTTGACCGATGGCATCATCAGCGAAATGCTCGCAGGTATTGCTCAGAACAATGAGAACTTGATATGGACTGGCGATGGCACAAACGCTGGTGAGTATGATGGTTTGCTTTACTTGATTGGTCAAGATGCTGATAACGATATCAACTTCGTATCCACTCCAGTAGCTATCGACTCTACAAATGTTTTCGCTAAGATTCAAGCCTTGATTGCTAACGCTCCTCTTGGTTTGAAAAAGGCAAGCGAAAAACCTCTGATCTACATGGGTCAGGACGTGTGGGAGGCTTACATGTACGCAAATGCTGCGGCAGGTAACGGCTGGTACACCTACGCTGGACCTGAAGTTCAGAAAAGCTTCATGGGCTTGTATAATATTGTGGTTTGTCCGGGTCTCCCAGCATCTACAATGATTATGTCGCAGCCTTCGAACTTGTGGTTCGGTACTAACTTGACTTCTGAGTGGAATAACATTCAGGTAGTTGACATGGGACAGTGGGCTGATGACAACGTACGCTTCTCAGCTAAATTCTTTGCTGGCACTCAGTACGGAGTCGGTTCAGATATCGTAGCCTACTCGACTTGGTTCTAAATTTCACGGGGAGGGCTTCGGCTCTCCCCTATTTCAAAAACTTAAACAACTGATAATCAATGGCTTGTGTCCTTTCTACGGGCTTTTTGCTCGACTGCAATGAGGGAGTCGGTGGCGTGAAGGAAGTCTTCATCGCACCTTGGAACCTCTTCTCTGCCGGAGTTACTCAAGATGGGGACGGTATAATTACCGGCTTCACCGTAGCTTCACCAGTTACCGTGTTTCGCTACCAGCCAAACCGTAACACCGGCGCTGTTACTATTACACCAACAGCATCCCTTGAAAACGGGACGCTCTTTTTTGTACAAGCTATCGAGTTAACCCTCGGTAAGCTGGACAACGACAAGCGCAAAGAACTCGAGAATCTCTCGAAGGCTAAGGTTGCTGTGTTCGTTCGTCTGTACGACGATCAAATTATGATGTGCGGTACTACCGACGGATGCTTCTTGACTGCTGGAACCTACCAGTCAGGAAAGGCAAAAGGAGACCTTAATGGCTACACGCTCACTCTCACAGCAGAGGAGCCAACACAGCCGCTCTTCCTTGAGCCTTACACCGCCGGAGACACGCCATTCAGCAACTTCACGCCGGATATCGTGGTAGACCCAGCGTACTAATCGCTGCTTGTTCATTGTATGTTTTGTAAATTGGGGATGGCGTGGCTACTTAGCTGCGCCGTTCTTTTTTAACTTGAGATCATGATCACATTAGTTGCAAACACCATGAATCAGACGCTCTACCTCACTCTTGATGAGGCGAGACAGTACTATTCGACGCCATTCACACACTACCTGTTTATACTTCGGCATGAAGAGAACAGCGATGCTGGTGTATATTTGGCTCAAGTGCTCGATGTGGTAGCCGAAAATCAAAGAATAACGCAGGTCCTTGTTGATACAACTGGACTAACCTTGACCGGACGTTATCGCTATGATGTCTACGGTCAAAATAGCGCGAGTAATTTGAATCCTACCAACGTAAGTGTGGTCGGACTTTGCGAGCAGGGACTCTGCCAGCTAAGCGACGGCACCAGTTTTTATACAGTACCGGACATAGATATCAATAATGACATCGTCTTCAATGGCTAATAATATAATGAACGTCTCGCTCACTGACTACACGCCAGTGAAGAGCACAGAGAAAGTTGACCGCTCTGGATGGGTGACCTGTGGTGCGGACAATCTTTTTCCAATGTACCTCCGTGATCTTGCAGAATCTTCTCCGATTCATGGAGCTTTGTGCATTAGTATTGCAGACATGATTGCCGGGAAGGGAGTCAATGCAGGAAGCAATCAGCAAAGGGTTGATGCGCTTTTAACAGATGAAATCCGTGAGGGCTGTGCATCAGATTTGAAAAAGTTTGGAGGATATTATATCGAAGTCATCTACTCAGTTGACCGCAAGACAATCGCAAAGCTCCAGCATTTACCTTATGAAGAATGCCGCATTGCTGTTACCGGAGACGATGAGGAGGTGATAGGAATATATCAGAGCGATGACTGGGCAAATACTCGGAAAAAGAAAAACAAGCCAGAATTTATACCTAAATTCAACAAAGAGACCGCAATCGAGGAGCCTCGACAAGTTTACTGGTGCTTTGATTATACCGGAGGACAGATATATCCGAAGCCTGACTACTTCAGTGCTGTAAACTATATTGAACTTTCAAAGCAGATTGGAATCTATCACGTTTCCAATATTCTGAATGGAATGTTTCCGAGTCTGATCGTGTCGTTTTTCAATGGTCAGCAGGATGCAGATGGCATCCGCCGTATGAGGAATGACATGGAGCAGCATTTGGGCGGTGCTAAAAATAGCGGTAAAGCATTCTTTACATTTAACGAACCCAATGCTACACCCCCAGATATTAAGAGCTTCCCATTATCTGATGCAGATAAGCAGTACGAGTATTTGACTAACACATCCCGGCAGGAAGTCCTGCTTGCTCATCGCTGCACCACTCCTTTGATCTTTGGTATTCGTGATGTGGGTGGCGGTTTTGGATCAAATAAGGAAGAGATGGTGATTGGTTTGGAGATTTTCACAAAACAGGTGGTGGAGCCAAAGCAAAGAAAGCTGTCGCAAGGTTTCGAGGAGGTCTTAGCTTATGAGATGCCAGAGGTAGAGATTAAAATTATACCTAACACTCCAATCATGACTGAGCAAGGAGCTACCGCTTCAATGGAAACACCAGCACCAGCTCCAACACCTGAGCCAGAGCCAGCTGCTCCGGCAACACTCTCAGACGAAAAAAAAAAGTTAGAACTTTCTAATACTGCGGTCGAAATGACTGCTGAAGACGAAAATTACTGGAGGGAGCGTCTTAAAGGCTGTGGTGAGATTATAGATTTGGATGAATGGGAGCTGGTACATGAAGACGAAGCTCTGCGAGATTCAGAAATTGAGCTTGCATTTTGTGAAAACCTCAAAGAGTACCAGCTTCAAAGCCTTGAAAGTTATGCCGAGCCGGATAAGAAGAGCGCATGGGGTGACAAGGGTCTTTACAAATTACGGTATGCCTACAGTCAAAACTTGAGCAGAGATGAAAGCGGCAAAACAAACAGTCGCGAGTTTTGCATAGACATGGTTGGATTATCGAAGCAGGGTACTGTTTATAGATATGAGGACATCCAATTAATGAGTGATGCAGGAGTGAACAGGCAGTTTGCACCCTCAGGGTCAAGCAGTTACGATTTATTTAAATATGTCGGCGGTTGCTTTTGCCATCACCATTGGAAACGTCAGATTTACTTCAGAAAACGTGAAAAAGGGAAGTTTCTACCCAACAAAGGACTAGAAAACGACAAGAGGGTAGGCAATGTGCCTTATGTAAAGAAGAAGGGCATCGAGAGTATTGCACCTAATGATCGACCCGGTCGAGGATCACTTAAATACGGCTAAAACTTAAGATAATGGCAGAGATTCTTTTTATATCGGACGTGTACATTAAAAAGTACACTCAGGTCAACGGAGCAGTCGATTCGAACCTGCTTTACCCAAGCGTCTACTTGGCGCAGGACAAGTACCTGCAACCATGGCTTGGCACCAACCTCTACAATAAATTGAAGGATGACATCGCGGCCAATAATCTGAGCGGTGTTTATGAAGACCTTGTTACAGAATACTGCCAGAAAGTGGTGCTCTGGTGGACAATGGTAGAGGCTTTACCCTCACTTGTATATAAACTCGACAATGGCACCTTTGTGCAGAGGTCATCGGATGATGGCACTGGAATGAGTGACTCGACCATGAAGGACTTCATTGTGCGTTATCGCCAGAATGCGGAGTATTACACCGGTCTTCTCTTCGATTATTTGTGCGCGAACTCATCAGATTTCCCAGAATACAGATCAAATGTATGGCCGCAGCGCTCTCCTTTGCAGCGTCGTCAGCCATTTGGCTATGACTTCAGCAGAGGGTTGCCGGTGAACCCGCCAGAATTCTACGGTCGTCGCATTGACTTTATACCATAACTGCGATTATGAAAGAGAAAAGAGAGGAAAAACGAGTCTATTTGGAGAAGCTTAAGCGCTATGAAAAGCAGCTCTTGAGCCAACTAAAAAAAGGATCACAAAATGAAGGCAATCTGGGTAGAAATAAGTGAAATCTTTCACCACACTCATACCTACGTCGTTGGTATTGGCGTAGGATTACTTGCGAAATTAAGCTACGATATATACATGAAAAGGACTCTTTCATT